CGTTACGCCAACTGGTGTCTCGGGTACGGGTGCTATCGGGTCTGTATCGATCGTCGCGGAAGCGACCACCTCAGTCACCGGCGTATCTGCAACAGGATCTGTGGGATCAGTTTCTGTTACCGCCAATGCGGATGTTAGTCCTACTGGTGTTGTTGGCACTTCAGCCGTTGGTAGCGTTACAGTCACGGGTACGGCTAACGTCACTCCCACAGGTGTGTCAGCAACTAATAGTGTGGGTAGTGTCACTGTTACTGCTGGGGCCATCACTTCTGTTACTGGTGTTGGTGCTACTGGTTCAATTGGTTCGGTATCCATTATTGCTGCTGCATCGATTACCCCTACTGGTGTGGCAGGGACTAGTGCGGTTGGTACAGTTACTACTAGCACGTCTCAAACGATTGATGTCACGGGTACAGAAGGGACTGGACAAATCGGAACCGTCTCAATCGTCCCAGACGCAAATGTCACACCGACTGGAGTTAGCGGTACAGGACAAGTTGGATTAGTAAATGTTTGGGGATTAATAGATGATTCACAAACAGCAGATTGGAGTAATATAAGTGATTCACAAACGCCAAGTTGGTCAGAAGTTAGTGATTCACAAACACCAGATTGGAAAGAGGTAGCTTAAATGGCAACTTATGTAAACAACTTACGGCTTAAAGAAATTGCTACAGGAGACGAATCAGGAACTTGGGGAGCCAGCACCAACACCAACCTGGAGTTAATTGCTGAAGCTTTCGGTTTTGGCACAGAGGGAATCACAACTAACGCTGATACTCACACAACAACTATATCTGATGGCACATCTGATCCTGGTAGAAGTATATTCCTTAAATACACAGGCACATTAGACTCTGCTTGTACAATCACCATCGGTCCAAATGATGTTAAAAAGCTCTGGTTTATAGAGAACGCAACAACTGGATCTCAAAACATTATTATCAAGCAGGGTTCTGGGGCTACGATTACAATCGCTAACGGCCAAACTAAAGCTATTTATTCAGACGGTGCCGGATCTGGTGGCGCGATGGTTGACGCTTTCCAAGATTTATCTATTCCAGATTTGTTTGTTTCTGGCGACTTGGATGTTGACGGCACAACAAACCTAGATGTCGTGGACATTGATGGTGCTTTAACTCAAGACGGCGGTGCAGTTTTCAATGAAGCATCCGCAGATGTTGACTTCCGTGTTGAATCAAACGGCAACGCTAATATGTTGTTTGTGGATGCTGGTAATGACAGAGTTTTAATTGGAACAACTGCTTCAAGAACTTTATCTGGAGTAATTCCAAACTTATTCAAAGAAGGAACTGGCTATAACGATTCTTCTATGGCCCTAGTGGGAAATACAGGCACTAGTGCTGGCGCTGCTCCATTACTTTTATTTGGTAGAAGTAGAGGTACATCCAACGGGACTTCTACTTCTGTTGCGTCAGGAGACAGACTTGGTGGTATTTTCTTTACTGGTGCTGATGGTACAGACATAGAAAGTCTAGCTGCTGTTATCCAAGCAAAAGTAGACGGTACTCCCGGTAGTAATGATATGCCCGGCAGGTTGGAGTTTTACACAACTCCTGATGGGTCAGAAAGCACTTTAGAAAGAATGCGTATATCATCAAATGGAGGCGTTGGAATAGGGGTAACGCCAACAGACGGCATGGACGCAAATATTAGGTATCTGCATATTGGCGAACAATCCATCTTCAGAGCAGGGGATACTGATTACACAGACTCAACAGTAATGTCGACTAATCTTTATCAAACTGGCGGCACAAATAAGTACATAACTACTGGATTTACATCATCTTACACTCAACAGGGAGGCACTCACTTTTGGGGAACAGCGGCTTCTGGGTCTGCGAATGACACCGCAACTGAGGTTGAAATTTTTCGTGCAAATGCAAGCGGTGGTGTCACAGTTAATAACGACCAAAACTCTAACATCAACTTCATTGCGAAAGCTGGCAGCAGTGCCAATGCGCTGCAAGTAGACGGGTCCAGCGGTGCCATAACTATAAATGAAGCGAGTGCAGACGCAGACTTCAGAGTAGAGTCAGATTCAAACACCCATGCGTTTTTTGTGCAAGCATCAGACAGTACACTAGGTATTAATACTTCAAGTCCTCTTAATGTACTTGATACTCAATTCTCTGCCTCTGCGCATACTTCAGGTATTTCTATTACTAACCAACAAAACGGTGGTTGGGGTTCAACTCTAGCATTTAACTCTAGTAGATCAGACGATTCAAGTATAAAAACAGCAGCAAGAGTTAGGACAGAGGGAGCAGAATCATGGAATGCAGATGCCACTACTTCATCTAATTTAATTTTTGAGACAAGAAGTGATAACACTCTTGCAGAAAGGGCGCGTATTTCATCGGTTGGCCACTTGGGGATTGGGACCACCACCCCACAGACTCGTTTGCATGTGATGGAAGGCGGCTCCGCGCAAATTAGAGCTAGTGGTCAATCAAATAACAACAGAGCCGTTGCGATTGAATATGACACGAGTGACGGACCGTTAGTAAGAGCTTTTAGCAGTGGAATAACCACACTTAAATTCTTTGTAGATAATACAAGCTTGGCGGGAAAGTTCGACTCAAACGGTGACTTTTACTCCAACGATGGAACGGTTCACAGCCTGTCAGATGTAAGAATAAAAACTGACATCAATGACCTAGAAGATGGCTTAGACATTGTAAAGCAACTCAAGCCGAAGACATTTAAATACACTGAAGACGCTGAGTTTTTTACAGAATTAAACAGAGATAAGGTCAGTTATGGCTTTGTTGCTAATGAAGTGGAAAAGGTTGCTCCACAATATACAGACATAGGGAAAGGGCGTATTGGTGGTGAAGAGGTTGAAGATCTTAAAACTTTATCTACTACAAAAATGATTCCCATGCTTATTAAAGCAATCCAAGAACAGCAAGAGTTGATAGAAACACTTCAAACAAAAGTAGCTGCACTAGAAGGAGGTAGTTAAAAATGGCAATAGCAACAACATGGTCAGTAAATAACATGACGCACGTAGATGCAGACGGTGGGGTAATCCTTGTTTACTGGCAACTTTTAGCAGCTAGCGATGAGGCTTACAACGAGGATACAGGCAAAGGTGGCGAAACAGCTACTGAAGGAGGGAAGCAGCGTTTTGAATACGATGCGTCTGCAAGCGATTATATTGCTTATGCTGACCTCAAAGAAAGTGATGTTCTAGGTTGGATCTACGAAGCCAACAAAGGGTCAAAATCTGGTGGGCCAGAAGATGAAACGGCTGCTGAATATAAGACTCGTATTGAGACTGAAAGAACAGCCAAGGTTCAAGCACAAATAGATCGTAAGGCTGCACAATCAGAAGGAGTGCCTTGGTAATGGAAGAGAAAAAAGAAGCTACCGTCTTATTCAATGATAAGAAGATCCCGATGTCTCAATTAAGTTTTCAGACTCAACGCAACATGCAGAGGCTGAGTGAATTGAAGAATCTTATACCTAATCTGCAAGAGCAGTTAGGAGAGGCACAGGTATTGTTGAAAGACTATGGTTCTAAAGTTAATGCTGCATTAGAAGAGGCAGCGTCGAGACAAGATGATGAAGTGGTTGAGACCTCCGAAGGTAAGCCTTGGGAAGAGAATCAAGTAATTCAGTAATGACGGAACATCGTCAAGAATATCGGATACACGCTTTGCCAGCCGTGTTTTTGATGGAAGCAGATTTATCGGAAGAGATTGTAAACGATCTCAACGAATATCTCGATGATTTGTTAGAGCAGGAAGATAGACAGTCTCATGCGGGTACATTAGTTGGTCAAATTGGTCATGGTGAACAACTTACTATGAATCATCACCACCCCAAACTAGCTGGGTTTACAAATCTAATCGAGATTGCAGGAGCTGATTATCTTAAAAACTTTTCTAATGCCACAGTCAATCCTTTTACTGGCAAGCGATTAGTGGAAACAGATGAGCTTTGGTCGGTTCATAGTTACGAGCGTGACTATAACCCTATACATGATCATGGCACTAAAACGGTTATGGGTATTAGTTGCACTTGTTGGACAAAGGTTCCGCAACAAATACTTGATCAACCAACATCGGGATCACCCGAATATTCTTTGTATAATTCAAGCGGTAATTCTGACGGATGTATCTCGTTTCAGTATGGACCTGGGTCTTTAATGGATACTGAAAGATTGAGGCCTCCACAATCTTGTATACTTAAACCTGAAGTCGGTAAATTTTATATGTTTCCGTCTTGGTTACAACACATGGTTTACCCCTTTGAAGGACCAGGAGAAAGAAGAACCGTTGCTGCAAACTTAAATGTTTGGAGAGTAGCTGATGACGGAACAAAACATTGATTGTAAGCCTTTTAATAATTCTGATAGTAATACCATTTTTAGTTTTAGAAAAGATCTGGTAGGAAAATGGTGGGCTTAGGTGGATAAAGCAGACAAGGCGTTGCAAGAGATAAACACACATGAAAGGGAGTGTGCCCTTAGATATAAAAGAATCGAAGAAAGATTAGCCGATGGTTCGAGGCGGTTTGATCGTATAGAGCGTATGCTCTGGGGAGTAATAATTTTAATCATTGGGGCAATATTAGTCCCTCAGTTTTTAGGAGGATAACATGAGTGATAGTAACTCAATCAAAATTCCGACATGGGCTTTACCTATAGGCGCAGCTGCATTATCTGGTGCGATAGCTTGGGGTTCTATGCAAGCTCAAGCAGCAGCAACTAGTTCGGAGGTGGCTCGAATTGAGCAGGTGGTAAAGGAAACAGCGGAGAAGGCAGTAGCCAACGGGCAACTGTCGGCAGTCAACCAGACGCAGATCAAGGCGGTGGTGGACAGTCTGAGTCAACAGCAGGAAACACTGAAATCGACGGACGAAAAGCTGGCTCAACTGATCCAGATAATGCTTCAGAAGCAATAAGACTAGATTACGACCCAGAAAACCCTAATCTGTTTTGTGATTTAAGAGAGTGGAACAAACTAAAGCTGGTAAACCCACCGGCAAAACGCCATCAGATTGCCATGGAGTGGTTGAGGTTCAACCATCAACGGTGTGGTTATGGCGCGATGATTTACGTTAGGAACAGTATGCCTAGAGTGTTGGGCACAGCACATCAGGTAGATGTAGATGTTTTGACATGGGAGCTTGTTGCACCACAGGCTGAGAAAACTCAAGCTATTAAAAAGAAAAGACGTATATGACGTTAATGATTTTTATTTTAGTAATGTTAGATGCAGGTGGAAACAAAACTGGGGTTGAACTTGCATTTCAAGAACTCACTAGCTGCCTTGAATATCGTGATGCATTAGTTACACAATCTACCCACATTCATAATTATGTGATTGGTCGAGGGACGAATAAATTTGATGCATATTGTGAGGTAAGGATTATTCCGTCAGCTGAGGCGGGTAAAGGAAAATATATTTTTCGAGACCCAATTATTAAGAGGGAAGATGACTGATATACCGCCTTTTCCAAACAGCGTTAATGCTTTCCCAGAAAACGCTAAGCATCAGATTCAAAAAATCGAAGTTGATCGTCTTCAAGCGAAGGAAACAAAGGTCAATGAAGTAGTGACTACCTACTACGATTCCAATGTATACACCTATCGTAACGGACAGCTATCTACTACTATGCCGAAAGCCACGGGTCAACATATACAGAGAACTGTATGATCATTGAATCCGTTGCGGCAGCAAGTGCCGCACTGAACGCAATCAACCAGCTTATATCTAAGGTTAATGAAACAGGGCAAGGCGTTCAGTCTGCCATGTCCATGATTAGCTCGTTTGGTCAGGCGCTAGATCAATTCGAGATGGATAGACGGCAAAGTGTGTTCAAGCCGTTATCAAACCAAGACATCTTAAAAATTCAAATGATTCGTAGGTCACAAGCTCGATATGAAACCGAGCTTAGGAATTTGCTTTTAATAGCAGACCCACAATTGCTTGAAGATTATGACAAGGCTATTAGAGAAAGGGAGCAGCAACGAAAACAGCACCACAAAATGTTGTTGCAGAAAAAGAAAGCAAGAAAACACCTTATGATGCAAATTGCGGTAGGCAGTGTTACGTTAATAATAGGTTTGATACTAATTGCCTTTCTATGGTTAATACTAATGAGAATATATGGGCCATAGAAAGTTGTAGGGGTTGAAAAAATATAGTTATGAACGCAAAAAAACTTGAGCCAAAATCTAGATATGCAGAGTATGATGCAGATGGTGATGGAGTAGTCAGCGATCAAGAAATATCGCGTCATCAGGAGATGTTACAACTTGAACTCCAAGAAGAAAAAGCAGACAGTCAAAGAAAGATGGCCTGGGTCGCTGTTATTAGTATGTGCCTTTTCGCTCTTTTGCCTATTGCTCCTTTTGTCCCAAGTGACCGCCTTGACACCCTAGCCAGCATAAGTGACATGCTCTTCCTTAGCCAAGCCTCTATCGTTGGATTATACTTTGGGGCGACTGCATACATGAGCAAGAGGCCATAATGCCGAAAGCGAAAGAAAAAGAAGTCTATAACTACAAATGCACTTTAGTAAAAGTCGTAGATGGTGACACGATTGATGTTGATATCGATCTTGGATTTGATGTTTGGCTTCGTAATCAAAGGGTTAGATTACATGGAATTGATACCCCTGAGTCCAGAACTCGCAACAAATCAGAAAAAGTTCTTGGTTTAGCTGCTAAAGATTTTCTTACCCAACAATGCCGCAACAAATTTACGATAGCCTCCATGGGGCGAGGTAAGTTTGGCAGAATACTTGGTATTGTTTATTCAGAAACAGGTATTGATATATGCAAACTAATGATTAAGACCGGGCATGCTGTTGAATACTATGGCGGCAAGAAGACTAAGGTGTGGGCATGAGCATTCTTAGTGCCTTGATAGAACCAGCCACAAAGATTCTTGATAAAGTCATTGAGGACAAAGACCAGAAGAATGCGCTTGCACATGAGATTGCGACCATGGCAGAGCGACATGCTCAAGAACTTGCACAAGGGCAGTTGGAAGTTAACAAAGTAGAAGCCGCACACAAGTCTTTGTTTGTGGCTGGCTGGAGGCCAGCGATTGGTTGGGTGTGTGCGTTAGGACTATTTTACAATGTGATACTTGCGAATATTATTGGTATCTGGGTTGATGTCCCAGAGATAGATACCACGCTTCTTGTTCCTGTCATGATGGGCATGCTTGGGCTTGGAGCGATGAGAAGTTATGAAAAGGTACAGGGGGTGAGTAGAGAGAAGTGAGCATGTGGAGTGCATATCGTAGATTAAAAAATTTATCTAGCGTTAATGTTCCGCAACTTAACATTCTTACGGCTACGCCAGAACCAAAGGAAAGGAAGATGGGTCAGTTCAAATACTTTAAGTTAGAGGACTTTGACTGTCAGGAAACTGGCGAAAACGAGATGTCCGTTGAGTTTATAGAACGCCTCGATGGTTTGAGATCCGTTTGCGGTTTTCCATTTATTGTTACCTCTGGGTACAGATCTCCTGAGCATAGTATCGAGGCTAAAAAAGAAAAACCTGGACAACATGCTCAAGGCATAGCAGCTGACATAAAAGTTGTGGGCGGTGCTCAAAGAAGATTGTTGGTAGAAAAAGCACTTGATATGGGATTTACAGGGGTTGGCGTAGATAAGAACTTTATCCATGTTGACATAAGAACTACAACTCCAGTGCTTTGGGTGTACTAATGCCATTAGCTAAATTTATTTTTAATCCTGGGATCAACAAAGAAGGCACTGACTATACTGCAGAGGGCGGTTGGTTTGATGGCAACCTAGTTAGATTTAGGAAAGGTTTCCCAGAGAAAATAGGAGGTTGGCAAAAATATATTGATACATCTTATGAAGGTACAGGCAGAAAGCTTCACGGATGGGTTGATTTAGAAGGCACGAGATTATTAGGTCTTGGAACTAGAAGTAAATTATATATACAAGCAGGAGCTTCTTATAACGATATAACTCCAATTAGATCAACAACTTCTGCTGGTGATGTTACTTTTTCTGCTAGTAACGGGTCAAGCACAATTACTGTTACTGATACAGGGCATGGAGCAAAACAAGGGGATTTTGTTACTTTTTCAGATGCAGCAACTTTAGGTGATCAAATTACTGCCGCTGTATTAAATCAAGAATATGAAATAAATTTGGTAACAGCATCAAATACTTACGAAATTACTGCGAAAGATACCTCTGGTACTACAGTAACAGCAACTTCTAGTGACAGTGGCAATGGTGGTAGTTCTACCGTAGGCGTATATCAAATAAACAGTGGCTTAGATGTTTTTGTTGAAGGAACAGGTTGGAGTGTAGGGCCATGGGGTGACGGCACTTGGGGTTCTACTTCTTCTCTTGGAGCAGCTAACCAGTTACGTTTATGGTCAATGGATAATTTTGGCGAAGATTTAATTTCTAACCCAAGAGCAGGATCAATTTATTATTGGGATAAGACTAGTGGGCTAAATACTAGAGCTGTTACTTTATCTTCATTATCAGGGGCTAATCTTGTACCAACTAAAGGATTACAAGTTATTGTTTCTGATGTAGATAGACACGTTTTAGTATTAGGAGCAGACCCGATTAGCGGTGACGCAAGAACAGGAACTATAGACCCTTTGTTAATAGCTTTTTCAGACCAAGAAAACGCTACTGATTGGGAACCTAAAGCAACAAATACTGCGGGTTCTTTACGATGTTCAGCTGGCTCAGAAATTATTGGTGGATTAAGAGCTAGGCAAGAAACATTAATATGGACGGATGTAGCGTTATATAGTTTACAGTTTATTGGTCCTCCTAATACTTTCGGTTTAAATCTAGTAAACGAGGGGGTGAGTTTAATTAGTCCTAATGCAGCAATTAATTCTCCTCAAGGTATTTTCTGGATGGATAAAAAAGGATTTTATAATTACACAGGGGCTGTCAACCCGTTACCGTGTAGTGTTCACGCTCATGTATTCGATGATATAAATGAGGGTCAAGCTTTCCAAGTATTTGCATTTTTAAATAAACAATTTAATGAGGTAGGATGGTTTTATTGTTCTGCTGATTCTACGTCAGTGAATAGATATGTTGTTTATAACTATGTGGAGCAACTATGGAGCATAGGTCAACTATCACGAACGGCATGGCTCGATGAAGGCATTGTTGCGTTCCCGAGAGCAGCTGGAGCTTCTAGCTCTACAAATTATTTATACCAACATGAAACGGGTAATGATAATGACGGTTCTCCTATGGATAACGTCTTTATTGAATCTGCTGACTTCGATCTTGGTGATGGCGAAGAGTTTCAGTTTATTAGGAGGATGATTCCTGACGTTAAATTTACTGGGACGGGAGGAGACGATCAACAATTAAACGTTGTGCTTAAACAACGAAATTTTCCAGGGGAATCTCTAAGCACTGATCAAACTACTAGTTTTACTGCTTCGACTACTAAAATAGATATGCGGGGTAGAGCTAGACAAGCTACGTTACGTTTTGAATCAGATGATGATGCAACAGAAGGTGTTAGGTTAGGAGTAGGTTTTAGAATCGGCGGTACACGATTAGATATAAGACCTAACGGGAAACGATGAGTAAATTATTACAA